GGTTCGTGTTAGATAGCAATGTAGACGGTATACTTGGCTCAGATGTCCTGAGCTACTAAAGGAGAAATATGGCAGGCGCAGGTTACAAGCTGTTTAACACCGGAGATGTGTTAACCGCAGCTCAGGTAAATACTTATTTGATGGAACAAACCGTGATGGTGTTTGCTGATGCGGCTGCTCGTACCACAGCACTAACAGGCATTGTATCCGAAGGAATGATTTCCTATCTCAAAGATACTAACGCTGTTGAGGTTTACAATGGTTCAGCGTGGGTTGCATCTGATGACCCTAACGCTATTCAAAATACTATTGTTGATGCTAAGGGTGATTTAATATCAGCTACAGCAGCAGACACACCAGCTCGCCTACCAGTTGGCAACAACGGCGAAACACTCGTAGCAGATAGTTCCGCCACCACCGGATTAAGATGGCAAGGCAATTTCGCTGCTGGTAAGAACAAGATTATCAATGGTGACTTTAATATCTGGCAAAGGGGAACAACTTTTACAAATCCGGGCGCGGCTGGTTATAGTGCCGATAGATTTTTCTTCAATTATGTTGGAACTTTTACGGGTTCAATTTCTCGCCAATCTTTTACTCCGGGAACTGCTCCGGTTTCCGGTTATGAAAGTAGATATTTTGCCAGAATTGACAGAACAAACAGCACATCAATTTCGCCTACTTTTTATCAAAAAGTAGAAGGTGTCAATACTTTAGCGGGACAAGCCGTTACATTTTCTTTTTGGGCTAAAGCAGATACAAATAGAACAGTCAGCGTTAACGCGTATCAGTCTTTTGGTTCTGGCGGTGGCTCTGCGGCAGTTGATACATCTGTTGGCAACGCTTCTTTAACAACTTCTTGGCAAAGATTTACATTTACAATAACAGTTCCTTCAATTAGCGGTAAAACGATTGGAACTGGTAATGATGATTGGATGACTTTTTATTTTTCATTACCAGACTCAACTACTTTTACCATTGACTTCTGGGGCTTACAACTAGAAGCAGGCTCAGTTGCTACCGCTTTCCAAACAGCCACCGGCACACTCGCAGGGGAGTTAGCCGCCTGCCAGAGGTATTACTATATGCACGCAAACGCATTAAATGACCCCATAGCATACGGCGGAAACTATAGTGCCACTGTGGCAAATTGTTATGTTAAATTTCCAGTTTCTATGAGAACTGCTCCAACTCTTTCGGCAACATCTGGAACAAATTACTATTCTTTTACCAGAAATGGTGGAGCAGATTTATTTAATTCTCTTACTCTTGATGTTGTAAATACAAATGGGGTAACTTTGTATAATAATACAGAAATTTCTGGAACTGCTGGTGATGCTGGTTATTTTGCTATTAACAATGCTTCCGGTTCAGTTGCTTTTAGCGCAGAATTATAGGAGAAAAAAATGACTATAAAATATGAAGAGATTGTATCACCAATTTCTGGGAATAAAGTAATAAATGCAGATTTGGGAAATGGTATTGTTTTATCCATTCCCACTGACCCTGCTAACTCAGATTATCAACGCTACCTTCGCTGGTTGGAAGACCCAACAGCCGAAGAAGGCGGAACACTCTCATAGAAGTATGCCAAATCCAAAACTATGCGCAGCAGGTGTAACTCTAAGAGATCAGGTTAACCGTGCGTTCCCCAATAGAGATAGACGTTCGGATGGTTGGGTCGGTGACTCGTCTCATTCAGCTCGTAAGTCCGATCACAATCCTACTGCTGAAGGCTGGGTACGCGCCGTTGACTTTGATGCCAATCTTAGTGATGACCCCAAAGCCAGTTATGTATTTGCGAATCAGCTTCGACTACTTGCCAGACGTGATAGAAGATTTAGTTACTTCATATATTGTGGACGAATTACAAGCCGTAGAAGCCTATGGCGTTGGAGAAAATACACCGGAGTAAATCCGCATAACACGCACATCCATATTTCATTCACAAAGAAAGGTGATAAAGATGGCAGACCGTTCGACCTTGCTATCCTCAAAGGCTAAACCGTACATCTATGCGCTAGCTTCATTCCTTGCAGCTTGGCAGATAGATGACTTTAGTTTTGAAGCACGCTCCATTCTTGGAGCCTTGACAGCATGCGTGTTGGGCTACGCATCACCTAGAAAGAAGTGAGTCCGGCTGAATGGGCTGCGTTTGTTGCAGCCATTCTTTCATGTTGCGGACTCATTGTCGGTGGGCTTCGTTACATTATTAGACATGAAGTGCCGTCAATTATTGAGGGCTCAAATATCGTGTCGCGTATCGAGAAACTAGAGACAATGGTTCTAGAATTGCTTACTAATGAGCGCAAGAAAACCAACAAAAAGCGAACGCGCCGCTAAGCGTAAGGCTAAGGAATTAGCCGCTAAACGCGATAAGCGCCAGCCATTAAGCGATTTAGACGTTTGGGCTGTTCTTGTGCACGAAACCTGGTTAGCTATGCAACGTCAAGGGTTTACAAAAGAGCAAGCAATGGATTATGTAACTAGCGTATTTCACATGCCACGATTACCAGACTGGCAGGTAGAAAATCCAGACCATTCTCCATTTGAAGATGATGAGGATGAATGAAGCGAATCGCGGTAATCAGCGATCTACAGGTTCCGTTCCACGATGAGCGAGCCGTCCGAAATGTTGCCGCCTTCATCAGAAAATGGAAGCCTGATGACGTTCTATGCGTGGGTGATGAAATCGACTTCCAGACCATTTCACGTTGGTCAACTGGACGTGATGAGTGGTCAGGCACAATTGGGCGCGATAGAAACACTGCTCAAGACGTTCTCTATGAGTTACAAGTCAGCCATATCGTTAGATCAAACCACACCGACAGACTCTACAAATCTCTAAGTTCCAGACTTCCAGGCTTGATAGGACTGCCGGAGCTTGAGTATGAAAACTTTATGGGGTTCAAGAATCTTGGTATTAAGTTTCACCGTAAGCCATACGAGATAAGCCGTGACTGGATTATGGTTCATGGCGATGAGCAAAGCATCAACCACAATGCTGGTTTAACAGCCCTAGGAGCCGCTAGAAGGCATGGTAAGTCGGTGGTTTGCGGACATACGCACAGATTAGGGGTATCGGCGTTCTCAGAGGCTTCTGGGGGCGTTTTAGGGCGTGTTCTACAAGGGCTTGAGGTAGGTCACATGATGGATGAAAAGCAAGCCTATTACACGCGTGGATCATTTAACTGGCAAAAAGGTTTTGGGCTTCTTTATGTTGACCGCAAAGGCGTTACGCCAGTAGCTGTACCGATAGACAAATCAGGCTCATTCGTAGTCGAAGGCAAGCGTTACGGCTAATGTGCAAGGCTTGTGGATCGTGCACGAAGGAACATGCACCCACAATTGACGATTCAATAGATAATTTAGAGATGCTTCCGGCGTGTCGCCACTAGACAAATAGCAATTAACCCTGTCTAATTGGTAATTGAAATACCAATTGAAAGGGGTATTAGGGCAATGACAAGAACAAAAGCTGTTCGCATTGTGGGTCGCCGAAGCGTGGAAGAACTCCAGGCAATTGTTAATGACCTACAAGCTAAAGAGTTTCTGTTTTTAGAAGCTGATATTGAAATGCTGAAAGCAGCGAAGTTTCTCATTAGAGAATCGGGAGCTGCGAAATGATCCGTTATGACCGGAAAACTAAGTGCTACACAGACGGCAAAGGCAATTATGTCCACGCTTCTGTGCTTAGAACTTATGCAAAAACAAATCTAGGATTAGGCAAAGATCGTGGTCGCTTATCGCGCGACACGATTGGAGCTTATTTCCTAGATGTATTTAACGTTGCGGATGAAGTCGCATGAATCTCGCATTAACTTGGGAATGGCTAGTTAACAACGTTGAATGGTTTTTAGTTATCGCTGGTGTTTGGTACAGCACTAAAGTAAATGCAAGAGAAAAATACTACGAGGAAGGATTTTTACATGGATACCGCAGGGGGAAATTGGTCAAGCGCGAGAGAACTTCTGAATGAAGCAGCAGATACGATCGCAGACCGTGGGGCAACGTATGGTCATTACGACCTCACAATGCTTAGAACATCAAAGTTATGGTCGAGCTATCTCGAACGTGAAATCGAGCCAATGGACGTTGCGATCTGCATGGCGTTACTCAAAGTCGCAAGAATTATGGAAGCTGGAAAGCATAGTCCTGATTCATTTACAGACGCTTGCGCATATATCGCACAGGCTGGACACATCGCAGTCAAGGATTGGGATGACTTGGATGCTTAGTAGATCACCACGCGGCACTTGGTGTGAGTACTGTAAGTTGAGATGGAGTACTCATGACTGGCGTGGTCAAACACAAGCAATATGGCAAATAACTTCAAAGCGTGGCAACAAGATTATTGTCAGGCATTATTGCCATGCTTGCGCTTTGGAAGTACAAGACTGGGGTGGACAAATGTGGAAACTTCAGGAACAAATCGAATACGCGAAAGGGCAGGACAAACTAGATGTTCAATTTGAATGATTATGAGGACGTGGATTCGCGCATCCATAAGTTTTATTCCGAATACGAGGATGGCGCGATCATCACCGAGTTAGTGAGCAATGATGAAGAAAAGGGCGTGGTTGTTTTTCGAGCGACAGCTTTTAGGACTTTTGTGGATACTCAGCCTTCCGCTATTGGTTACGCTAGAGGCAGCCGCAAGGATCGCGGTGTTGATCGCGATTTCTGGTTTGAAAATTGCGAGACATCTGCAATCGGAAGATGTTTGGCAAATCTCGGATTATCTGCTAAAGGAAAGCGAGCTTCATCTTTGGAAATGGCTAAGGTTGCGGACGCTCAAGCAAGCGGTAATAAACCCATTCGCGTACGCACCGAAGAACACAAGAAGTTTATAAATGAACATAATCCGCAAGCTGAAGTTATCTGGGATACGACAATCGAGCCACCTGCTGACATTGAATCCGCTTTTGAGAACGCGGCTGATTTGGTTACTAAGAATCTCGCTGCCGAACCTGTTCCACGCTGTAAGCATGGTGATCGTGTCTTGCGTGAAGGGACTGGCAAAAATGGCGCTTATCGTGGTTGGGGCTGTCCTATTCCTATGAAGAATAAGGCAGAACAATGCAAGATGATTTGGATGGTTTTAAACCAGAATGGCAAATGGTCATTCCGTGATGAAGATGCTGATTTGTTAGTGGGGTGATTCAATGTTGGTATTAGACAGACGATTAGACGTGTGCGACAATTGTAACGAACCTATAACTGCTGGAACAGTTAAGCCGTGCGAATGTCGCACATGTCATGTGAGGTCAAACTGATATGTCACAAAGCCGTAAACATAGGGGCTACGCAACGCAGCGAATAGTAGCAGATTATTTCAAGGCGCAAGGGTGGGAACATGCGCTGCCAGTAGGGGCAGGGCGTGACGGATCTGATGTCACAGGCATTGCAGGGCTTGACATTGAGATCAAAGCTCGCACAAAACTTGACCTAGCAGGTTTAATGCGCCAATTATCAGAACGCAGACAGACCGATGGACTTGGAGTCGGTGTGCTGCGCCTAAACGGTCAGGGTGAGAAATCCGTAGAGCAATTCGTTGCCGTTCTCACTCTGGCTGATTTAGCCTATTTACTTAAAGCTAGTGGCTACTGAACCAATACTTATACATAGATGCACAGGCTGTGGCTTGTGGATTTATGGCATAGGGGAAAGGTGTAAACAATGCCAACTTATACATTCAAATGCGAACAATGTCAGATAGAAGTAGAACAACACTTTAGCGTGTATTCAAACGCAACGATCTGGTGTCAACCATGCCAGATACCAATGACAAAACAATTCTCAGCGCCAGCGATCCATTTCAAAGGCGATGGTTGGGGCAAATCTAAATAGTGTGATGCAGGTCACAATGACTGCGACACGCCGAAAGGATACGCACAAATGACCAATGAACTTGACAAGCCCGGTATGCTAAGACGGCTTGCGCGCCTTAAAGGCAGCGCACTTCGCCGACTAGCATTGGGGCGCTCTATTGTCGTAATGCTGCTGGCAACGACAATTAGCGTTGCCGGATCACAAGCATTACAAACAGTA